CTCCACCCGCAATAAGACGAATATCACCACCTGAAGTTATAGTTGTATCTCCTCCTGTGGTAATTTTTGTATCAACTCCTGTAATTACTGTTGTATCTGCACCAGTTTTAACTGTTGTACTTCCACCTGTAGTAACAGATGTATCTAGTCCGACTTTGACATCTGCATAACCCCCAACTACAACTGATGCATAACCACCAACTGCGACAGATGCATATTCATCAACAACAACTGTTGCACTTTTTTGCACTAACACTTCAGCATCACCCTGAATAGTTACTTGGCATTTACCCATAATGAAAACACGGTCATCACCCATTACAATTTCATAATTGTCTTTAGTAACTTTCTCTACTTTATCACCGTTTGGATACCATTCTTGAAATGAACCGTTGCGATGACCAAGATGTATACGTTCACTACCAAATGTATCATCAAATTCCATCACATGTCCAGATTCGGTTTCAATAGCATTATTATATGGATACTGAGCAGCATACTGTGTGACTGGTTCTTCCCAAGCCTGTCCTACAGTTGGAATACCTGTCACTCTAGTATCAATTCTGTCTTGTATATAAGAATCTGAAATAGATTCTGCATCATTACGAGCAATTCTTGGTGTTGTTGGTTCATCAAGAATTGCTGGATTTGCTGGTGCAAAAGGTTTTTCATAAATTCTAATTCCTGTACCATCACCCATATACATTTTATAATCTGGTTTTCTAGGAGCATTAACTCGGTCAGCATCAGTTCTTGGGTCGTCAAACGGGTCTTGTGGATTTGCTTCTTTTAATGGTATTGTTGGAAATGAACCTAACATAACAGGTTCTTGTGCATTCTCACCATCCAGAAAAAAACCAAATACCATGTTACCTTCTTTTGGTGGATAAACATTTGTAGTATTGACTGGTATACTAGGCATAGCCCAAGGTAACATATTAGTTGGTAACTCCATTTTATTTGTTGAATGCCAACCAATACAACGTACACGACAACGACCCAATCTTAAAGGGTCATTTCTATCTTCTACTGCACCTACCCACCAAGTAAAACCATTTTTTCCAGCAAAATCTTTTTGACTACTATCTATCATATTATATCCCGTACTGAAGTATTTCGTTATTCTGTTCTACTGAACTTACTAATTGTTTATCATTTCTAGTGGAATCAGTAGAAACTTCAATAACCGTTTCATGTCTATCCATTGTAATTATGTGTCTTGTTGCAATAATAATATATTTACCACTTATACTTTTATCTTCATTGTACTCACCAACTTCTCTTCTTGCAAAACTAGGAGCAGTAAAAAATACATTGAATCCAGAAGTCAGTTGGAAATTTCCAGGCATAACAAGTTTTAATCTTCTTGCAGTCAAATTCTTTAATATTGATTTTCGTTGGAAAATTAAATCTTCATAATTTTCAATTATTGTTAAAGATTCCGGGTCCCATCTTTGTATGTACTGACTATACTTTCGTGCTTTTCCAAAAATACTTAATACTTTTCTTGATTCTACCGTTGTTAAATTTGATGAACCATCTCTATTAATAATTTCTGTAACATTTGGATTTTCATTTGCATGAAGCATTGTTTTAAAAATATTATTATAATTCATTGGAGTTGAATCAAATGTTCTTGTCATTGGGTCAAAACCAATAAATGTACCAGCATTTACACCACTTCTTGTTCTATCAATCACATCATTTTCAACAACAACTTCAAAAGAACGAGCGCTACTTAACTCTCGGAGTGCTTGATTAGAATCATCAAATAAGTTTTTTGGTTCAAACTTAATATCCATTATTGATGGATTATTCAATAAGTTTGACAATGAAGCAAAATTAAATCCCAAAAGATTGGAATAAAACAAATAATTTGGCGCACTATATTGGTCAACACTTCGTTTTGCACACCAATCAATTGCTTCTAATGGACGTAAATTAGGTATTACAACACTACGAATTCCAGTGGTCGCATCATGTAAAGCATGATTACTTACACCAAGATAATCTTTTAAAATACGGTCAACAATGTACGAATAAGGACCCACATAACTTTGATTTACTCTTTGTTGGTCTGAAAATATTAATTCATCTGATACAAAATGTAAAATGTATTTTTCACTTGTTTGTGTAAGATTTCTTCTGTCACTTTGTTTGTAGATACGAAATGCTTTTTGAAAAGAACCAATTTCAGAATCACCATCTTTCGTCATACTTATTTTTATAACTTCAGAACCATCAAATATAAATCTTCCAATTAAACCAATCGAATCTACCATTAAAATATTACCAGAAACAATAGGTAAAAATAAAGAATCAAAAATATTTAATTCTTCAAACATTGAAGATACTTCCACAGAACCACCTTTGGTAACTATGGATACTTCTTTTATTGTATACTGGGTTGAAAGTGTTCTCATTAAGCAATTATTTTTCTAAATTCTTCCATCACAGTTGGAACATACTCACTTCTCAATAAACGAATCTTACGTTTAGATTCATTAAGTTCTTCTTCATAATCAAAATATGTTTTAACATCTTTTGTAATATTTTCTACTACTTGAGTTCCATCTTGAAGAATGTATGTGTCTGTCGTCACGGGTAAATTATTATATGCCGTTTCATCAATCTGTATCGTTTCTGTTACAACTTTATTGTCAGAGTTATATAAAGATTGAGTACGTGTAATAATTTTATAAAATGAATGAGGATGGGCTCTACTTTGTGCCCATGCTAAACCTGTCATTGCAGGAACATCAACGGCACCATTTGCTGTGTACTTATCACTTACGTAAGTGATAAAGTTATTATATGGTAAAGGCCAATCATACTGTGGGTCAATTATATCATTGAACAGCAATATTATCCAATGTTTTTCTGGGTCATTATAATATTTTGATGCAATGATTTCTGGTGTGTCTGAATCTTTAATACGGTATGGATAAAATGTTGAAGAATTTTCTTTTAATTCTTTTTCAAAACCAAACCGAGCAATAATATTAGTTACTGTATCTAAAGAAGTAACATTATTAGCACCAGATGTATAATATGTTTTAGGATAGTAATTAAAAAATTTAGACATATTTTAATTTGTGTTATGGTCCATGCATAAATTCCGAAGCACTCGTATGCGTATATTCATTAAAATCTTGTTTTGTAATGTAAGTAGTTTCTGTAAAGTGTAATGTCATTTGAATAGCAACTGGCATACCTGTACGACCTATTGAGGGGTCAAGTTCACCTGGAACTTCATAAGCAGCCCAACCATTTGGTGCATAATTTAAAGTTATATCTGTAAGAACACATTCACTTATTTTTGGTATATTTGGATTTTCTCTACCACCATTAAAAAATTTAATATTAAAAGTTGAAGGTGGAATTAAAAGACCGTTTTGTCTACCGTCACTAAATGTACTTAATTCTGGTGCTTGATGATATCTGAAACGATTAATTATTTGTTGTACTTGAAGTGCTTCTGCTTCACTACGAGGGTACAAAAAGAAATCAAATTGAAACTGTCTAAAACTTGGTGAACTATAAATCATTTCCAACATAGGATTTACTACTTTACCCGTCATACCAAGAATTGCTGCTTTAGCGGTATCACCACCACCAAGACTTTCAGCAAATTTTGAAGCAAGTGTTTGTGCTGCACCAGATTTAATTAATGCTTTAAAAGCACTTTTACCACCACCATTTTTATATGCGTCAACTAATCCAGGAGCAGCAGTAGCAAGTTGTCCTAAAGTTTCATTTCCAGGTCTAAGTTCACCATATGATTGCGGATTATTGAACAGCAAAGTATCCGGCATATACAAAGCAATAGCATCAGTTGTTAATGTTGTAGTATTTAAAAATGCAAAAGGACTTTTATCAGTAATTTCTTTAATAGAATTTTGAATTAAAAGATTCGTTTTTTCGGAACTTCCAGAGTTACTATTATCAACAAAAACACCACTAAAAGAAGAAACACCAGTTATAGATTGTGCTCTAGAACGCATATTTGCTACACCAGAACCTATAATGCCACCAGCAATACCAGAAAGAAAACCACCTATTTCTTTACCATATCCGGTACTATTAATGATATTACTGTTTCTAATTGCACTTTGAACTTCTGATGTAAGTTTATTTGATGCATTATTGATTGCTCTATTAATTTCAGTTCCAAACTTCTGTTTAACTATACCAACTGCTCCTTCAGTTATTGCTGCTTTTACTCCAGCAGAAGTGAGTGATTGGCCAACTCTTAAAGCATCTATTCTAGGTTCAGTTATTAATTGAGCAGTTGAAGATGATGCCTTTTGTTTATTAATAAAAAACACCATATAGTGACCATTTGAATAATCACCTACATTAATAGGATAACGATAAGTGTTCTGTTCAAATTTTGTTCCTTCTAGAGCAGAAAGTGGACCATAAGTTTCACTATAATCTCTGTTAAAGTTTATGTCACCTAATCCGAAAAAAGACATGAGTATTCCTAAAAATGTTGACTAGATAGTATTTATGTCATATAAAGGTAAATTTACCCCCAAAAACCCACAGAAATACAAAGGTGACCCCACAAATATTATCTATCGGTCACTGTGGGAAGTCAAAGTCATGAAATATTTAGATGACCATCCAGATGTTATCTGGTGGGGTTCTGAGGAACTGTTCATACCTTATTGGAACCCAATTGACAATCGAAAGCACCGATATTTTCCAGATTTTGTTGCCAAGATTAAACAAAAGAGTGGATTAGTCAAAACATTTATAATTGAAGTCAAACCAGACGCTCAGACTAAACCACCAACACAAAAACGTAAGACTAAACGATATTTGGAAGAATCGGCAACTTACATCATCAATCAATCTAAGTGGAAAGCAGCAACAGAGTTCTGCAAAGACCACGGATGGGAATTTCAAATTTTCACAGAAAAGCATCTGGGTATAAGATAAATACATCATGGTCAAAACACTAATGGATAGAATCAAAGAATCTCTTGCTGGTAAGGGATACGGTCCACGTTCACGTGAGGCTCGTAACTGGCTACAATCTAAAGTCAATTCTTTGAGACCAACCAAAGGTGATTTAATGAGGGACCGAGAACGAATGAGAAACAAATCATTCATCGGTAGAATGTATTTCTATTTCTATGACCCAAAGACGAAAGATACTCTGCCATATTACGACAAGTTTCCATTGGTTATACCAATAGAACATTACTCAGACGGTTTTCTAGGGCTCAATCTCCATTACATAAGCCCAAAGCAGCGTATCATTCTTCTGGATAAATTGAGCAGTATTTTGTCTGACCATAACTATGATGAAAACACTAGACTAAGAATCAGTTATGCTTACTTATCAAAAGCATCTAAGATTTTTGAAGCTACACCTTGCATCAAACGATATTTGTTCGGTCATGTACAGTCTAGATTTTTGGAAATAACCGCAGATGAATGGGATATTGCAGCACTACTACCAGT